GGCCCCCTAGGGGATTAGGTTGGCTTGTTACTTAGCTGGTTTAGGCCCCGTTAAACTTCAACGTCCAGCTATAGTTTGGTTTTCAATATGGCTCATTTTGGGAGTCACCCGCAACCTACGGTATTTCTACGGTGGGTTCTAGTCTCGGCCCTGGGCGTCCGTCACGTTGTGATCGCATTGGCAACTAACCGTTTGGAACGGCTAAACAAATCACAGCGCTTCGGCTTTAACCTTCGGGCGTCATAGATGCATAGAGTCAACTTACTAACCGTGCTATATAACAAGCAATGTCTAGGGCTATAGGATTTTACACGCTACAAGTGGGCGACTACCACTCTAGGCCTTTAATAGCGTAACCGCCATGCGGTCCATGCCTCGCCTAAACGAGGTTGGTACGTAAATGTTTTGTTTGTTGATTGTGCGTCAAACATACAGCAACCTATTACATATGATATTTATTTTGTTTTCTTTATGTGCGTTATTTATATATCATGCATTGTATGTTAATGTATACATATACATGTCACAACTCTAGTATAGCGACTGGAGCACCGATGCCGTGAGTCTACGGGAGCTAATTCCCGCAGCCGTCAGGTAACCGGTAAGAGCAGCAGTGGAGCCAACAGCCTCAACTGGAACATTAAGGACAGCAATAAGAATGCTATCAGATGAGGTGCTGATATACTTAAGCCCACTGTCCGTGCCACTGTAACCCTTAGCGTTCGGCGACCATGTAATGACGCCGGACGGAGTAATGCTACTACCAGTATATCTCAGCATAATTTGGTAGATCCCAGGACGGTCAATAGTCAGGAATGACACATTCAAGACAGTCGATGAAATGTGCATAGCTGCAACGTCATTACCGGCTAGGCCACCCGGTGAAATGAAGATGAGTGACTGGTTGAAGCCAGGGTTGGTATTCTGAGTGGCAGTGGTCCACGAACTGGTACCAGATATCTCACCAGTACCGGGGAAGAGCTCGGGAGCAAGTATCGGCTTAGTGAGCTCGATGTCGTAAGACACCCAGAGCTCTCCGAGAACGTTGCCAGTAGTTCCCGGGAGGCCGACAGTTGCAACCTGCGTCTTACCCCAATCGTAGAGGCGAGCATCCTGCATCGCACCGGACTCAGAGCCAGGCGTTCTGACATAGAGGAACTCGGCGCGTCCTGCGCCAGGGGCGCATTCAATGGGATGGAGGATGCTCTGAGAGGGCTTAGTAGATACGCAAAACTCACTTTGCTCCATCTGCATCTTGGAGGTGAATTCATTGTCATTGGTGTTGTAATTGGTTGCAATGACAACAGTCCCAAGTGCCCCACCAGCAGTGATATCGCTGCTCATGGTCTTATAGACAAACACGGCTCCTTTAAATTTATACTCCTGATACTGGCGTGCGATCCTGCTCAACCAGGGGAATGTCTTCTCATCACCTGGGTTGAGCCGGTAGCTATTAAGGTCGAATGCACCGGGCGTCAACGGCACTGCAAGGTCAGTGATGTACTCCCTGTGACGAATTGTGACAGAGTGTTCATTCTTGACAAACTGTGGAACAGAGTCGGCAGTCGTCATAGCAGTGTCGAGGAGAGAATTGGACTGCACAGTGTAGTCACCCATACCAGTAATCGTCGCTACAGCCTTGCCAGCAAGACCACCAAGGACCCCACCCACGGGACCAAACATACTCCCGGCAGCAGTGCCGAGAGTAGTGAAGGCTCCCGTTGGGATTGTTTCCTTGAGTGTGTTGTAGAAGCTTTGCGACTTAGGCCCACCGTTAGTCGGCGGGCGAGAGTTGTTACTAATGTTATTGTTGCTGTTACCGCCGCTATTAACACGAGTCCTCGTCCGTCCCATACGGCCGATCTGGACTTTCTTAGCTTTAGGCATTTTAATTACGTATAATTGTCCACTTGATAACGAGTGTGGATCCCTAGGTTCAATTATACCGGGAGCGGAAGGTACAACCCAGGGTGGGATGTGGCGGAGGGTTTTGACTCATAAACAAGTGATGTGTATGTCTCTTCAATCAGTTCCTGCTCCCTCGGAGTGACGCCGAACGTGTTATAGAAGGCGACCCGATTGGATTGAGAGACGGTGGTGGACCGGGCAACCATGCCACGGCTGAGGTAATACATGCCACTGCCGTATAGCACCTCGCGGTTATAGAGTTTGCCGTCATCCGGCATGGTGTTGTAGAACGCAGAGTAGATAGGTACGCTAGCGTAGCAGGCAAGCCCGCCCTTGCGCACCTGAGACAGCCATGTCTCAGCATAGTCTAGGCTCTTAAGGCAAAAGGCATCTTTGCTTAGAGCGTTCAATTTCCTGACCATGATCCACCTGCCATCAATATAACACGGTTGAGTCTGGCAAAACTCAATCTTTTCAAACTCTGTTGTGACCCCCTCGACTTTCAGTGTAAATCCCATGGTTCGAAACCAATCAGTCGCACTCTTTTTGAGAGCTGGACGATGAACCATTTGAGAGACGAGGTAGACAACCTGCCAGTTGTCGGGATCGTGAACCGCGAGTCGTTGTAGTTCGGCGACATTGTTTGTGAGCTGGAGCATTTCAGCATAAGCGCTTTTTGACAGCATCACGACACAATCATCACCATTATCAACGACATTAACCTCCGACCGAGGCTTGAAGCCGAGGTAGACGACGTAATAGGAGTAGAGTAGGGCACACATTATTAGTTTATTACCCAATGATGTGTTCATGTCACCGCTCATCCTCGAACCACGTTTAAAATACTTAACCTTGGCTTGTCTGCCACACGTATCATTGACGTACGCACGTCCCTCATTCTTGATAGTAGCACTCAGACACCAGTCAAGGACTTTGAACATTGTATCATGTTCAAACATCCTGCGGTACGTCGAGTGCTCCCACCTGAGGGCAGTCTCTGAAATGTGTTGGTCCATCCTGGACAAGTCGAGAGCCACTGCAACTGGCTCGTCCAACTCATCCCACGCACCACGCAACATAGCCGCCTGCTCTGCTGCGTTCTGGCCAGACACAACGGTCGGCCGGTCAAAAACCTTGTCGATGGCCCTGTAAATCGCCTTTTCAGCTGGCCGTATAAAACAGCCAAAGATGAGGTTGAAGACGACACCACGTGGTTGTATCACGCGTGGTGCAGGGTCGGGCTTGGATTCGCTGATACATACTTTCTCAGCTTTGATAAATGACTTAACCCACGATGCCGAAACAGGCATCCCGCTGCGCAGATACTGATCACGTGCCAAGGCATAAACCTTCCTCTTGTGTACCGGGGACGTCATGACAAATTGGTCAAGACTCAACCTGCATACACTGGGGAGATTAGCCCATAGCTTTTCCCGAAACGTGTTCATGTTGTTAGCAAAATCTGCGCGGCGTGGAAGGGGTGGGGTACCCAAGATCCGATAGCCACCGACGTTATACTCTACTAAGAATACCCTCTCTATCAATGCCCTTAGCATATTTACAAGACTATTCTTATGTTCGGTATAAATAATGTCGGCCCTAAGTAGGCCGACGAACTCAACATATTGCCTCTCACGGAGGCGTGCCTTACCCACACCGAATGCCACCTCGATATCCACCCCGGCTGGGATGTTGTTGCGATAGTCCACAGCCGTATCGATAGCGTGGCGCTCGACGGGGCCCCATCAGATGGGTCGCTGGGGCGGACCGAGTGCAAGTTCGCGGCCAGCTTCATCATAGAGTGTATTGATAAAGCAGGCGTTGACGCAAGCCTCCCGGATGCGCGCCCGTAACGAGACAGGGTAGTTGAGACGTGAGAACGTCTCCTCGACATGCCTGGCTATGATGAGTCTGTTCGCCTCAGTCTCGCGCGAGACGGCTTCCTTTGAGATCTTTGTGAAAACCTCGTTGCGTACAAGGAATATGCGGTCTCGTTCTAGTAGCATCAGTCGGCGTGCGCCACGTCGCGCTCGAGTCCGTTCCAGAAGCCTGGTACGGATGAGTGCAAGACGATCCGCGGGCAACCTGAGCCAAGTCAAGAAGTTTACAAGATTTTCTTCCCAACTGATGTTGTATCCATAGGCCCAGACCTCCCCGGGTACACGCGCTGCCGACAATAGAACGTCGATGTCACCATCAAGTACTCGCTCAACACCAGCATCTTCATTGCCCAGGATGAAGTCTGTATTGGCGACATGGCGCCAGACCTCCGGGATGGTGGTGGTGAATAATGCGGACATGAGTTGGTGTGCCTTGTAAAGCACGACGCAGCCAACCAGTGAGACAAAAAGGCGGGTACAACTGGCCACTGGAAAGCGGATGCTTAAGCCGCTAAAACGACATGAGGGTATGGCAGTCGACACCGCCAGCCCCAGCCGAATGCAGCCAGTACGTAGAGCCCCCACTAAGTTGATGATGGCGGGGGCAAAGCGACTGACGATGTAACGCCAGTCAGGCACACTATGTGCCAGGCCCATAGCAGTTACGCTGCGGCTGTCTGGGACGACAACAGCCACATCGGATCCGGGTACGATTTGCGAATTAATGCCTCGTACGGACGGCTGAGTGGGGGCAGCGGTGTCTGACGAGAACACCCACCGAACCCACCCACACCCCCATGCCATTGCTGACATTAGGGATGGCCAACCTGTATT